AGTATAACATGAACACCGGTGTGGGCACATTCACCCAACCTCCAAAGCAAGGTGTCTCGGAATCCGCCACCACGGAAGATGTGATCAGTGCAGTCAAAAAGAAACTGGGCGATTATCTACAGGATGTGGCCACTGCCATAAAGAAAGATCCTGATCTCATGGACAAACTGCCTCAGACCCAAGATGAGATCAAGGCAGTAAAAACTATTCGGACAGATGACGGTCATGAGATAAAGATCCACGGCAACGAAGATGATGGATTCCGCATCAGTATCAAAAATCAAGACCTCAAGACAGCATTTAAGAATCTTGACGAAGCGACCATGGCCTGCGAGATGTACTGCGCACGCCGCCGGGGTCAAACGACCAATGCTGATTATATAGAAGAAAAAACATCATGATCCTCGACGAAATCTTTGAAGAACTCAAACCCAGTGACATGCCTACCTATCTGCGCAGGCAACAGGGCCGACCTGATCTCACCATGCGTGACATTGAAAAAGAGCGTCCTCAGGGTGCTTTCCGTTTCCGGGTGGGCGACAATGAATTCATGGATCAACAGGCTGCACAAGAATTCGCCCGGGGTACCGGCGATCGTGTGGAACCAATCTCACAGCAGCCCCAAGGCAATCAGCCGCAGAACCGGCCACAGACTCATCGTGTGATAGATCCTCGTTCCAACCGCCCCAATGCTAGTTTTGCCAATCAGCAAGATGCCCAGGCCTATGCCAGCAAGGTCAACGGTCGCGTAGAACCCATCCGCGAAGCCCAAAAAAAAAATCTTGAATCCCGTATCCAGCAAATCCAAAAAACCTTAGCCGAATACCGTGTCAAGAAAAAAACCGAAGAACCTCAAGATAACTTCACAGCCGATGATATTAAACGGCTAGAGACTATCTCTGATCTCGAAACACTCAAGGCCCAGGCCAAACAGTTGATCAAAGGTAAACCTGCACGGCGCATGAAGCCCGAAAAGATAGCTTACTTCTATGATCGGGTAGATGATCTGCCCAGCCGTCTGGCCGTGATCAAGATGATGTATGATTTGCTGCTGGCTGGCGAAGGGCACAAGGTGTTGGGCACCAGACACAGCATGGATCCCAATGTGTACCAACGCAGATTTGGTGAAGCTCTGGCCTTGTCACGAGACCAAGACGAAAACATCATCCTAGGCGAAGCCGGCAAAGATGCCTGCTATAACAAAGTGCGCAGCCGATACAAAGTGTGGCCATCGGCTTATGCTTCGGGCGCCTTGGTCCAGTGCCGTAAAAAAGGTGCAGCCAACTGGGGCACCGGTGGAAAGAAAAAGTGAGAGCCGAGGAATTCGTCACTGAGGATCTGAAAAAATGGTTCCGAGAGAAGTGGGTGCGTTTCAATCCTCAGGGCAAGATCATGGGACCGTGTGCCCGTGGTAGCAAGAAAGAAGGCAAACCCAAATGTTTACCGCAGTCAAAGGCACATGCTCTTGGCAAAAAAGGTCGTGCCTCGGCAGCAGCCAGGAAACGGCGAGAAGATCCCAACCCAGAAAGGCGCGGCGCTGCTAAGAATGTGGCGACGAAGAAAAAATGAGAAACTATATCAACTTGTTGGAAGCCATCGAAAAGGGTTGTCCTCCGGCCACACAGAGCATTGATCTCAATCTTGAAAACCGCCAAAAGGCCATAGACGACTATCATTATGGTCCTTTAAATCCCAACGAACCCAACGAAGAATACTGGCAGGAGTTGGCTGACAAATGGAACACCGATGACATCGAGTCAGTGAAACAGAATCGCTGCGGCAATTGTGCAGCCTTTGACATCAGTGACGACATGCTGGATTGCATCGCCAAAGGAATTGGTAGCGAACCCGGTTCAGATCCACATGACACTATAGATGCTGGCCAACTTGGTTATTGTAAGTTCCTTAAATTTAAATGCGCTGCCAAGCGTACCTGTGATGCCTGGGTAGAAGGCGGACCTGTCTCCAAATGAGAGCCAATGAATTTGTTTCTGAGAAATGGTCTCAGAAGTACAAAAGATCGATCAACTGCGCCAGACCTCGCGGCTTCAGCCAGCGGGCGCACTGCCAAGGCAGGAAAAAACACAACGAAGATGAACAATTGGATGAGTTGAGTTTCCACGGTAGCCCTTGTACCACGGACTGCTCGGGACATCGCGCGGGATATGCCTGGTACAAGCGTAAACGCAAGAATCCCAACTCGCATAGCCAGAGTTTCAACAATGGAGCGGCCATAGCCGCATCGGGCGTATGAACGACTATCCTGTGTGGCCTGAGGATGATGGCACCGACACGGCCCGCAATCCTTACTCACCTGCATGAACATCAGAGACCTCACCGAAAGCAGCGGTTACAGCCTTGAAGGAAGCTTCACGCATGATCTCAATACCAGCAAGGTCTGGCTGTTACAAGAATTGGCCCGCATACGACCTGACATTGGCACGGTTTATGTGTTGGGATCGTGGTTTGGCAACATTAGTCTTTACATGCATCTCCTACCTTTGCTTGACCACGGTGTCATCATCAATGTAGAACGCGATAAAGGCATGCTGGCACAGAGCCGCCGCATGCTGGATCACATCGGTGCCGACGATGTCGAGCACATGCTGGCCGACGCCAACGATCTGGACTATCGACAGTTAGGGTCCAATGGCGTGGTCATCAATACCAGCCTCACAGACATGCCTGGACGGTCATGGTTTGACAACATACCCAACGGAACCTTGGTAGTGATGCAGGCACGGGATCACGATCCTGGTGCTCAGTTCCGCAGCACCCAAGACATCATTGACCGTTATCCGTTGACAAATGTCCTATATCAAGGTAAACTTGATTTGCAGGACCCTGAAACTGAATACACAAGATTCATGGTCATTGGAACCAAATGAGCGACAGGATCGAAACCTATATCTACGAAAGCCCCGACGGTGGCGACACAGTGTATCGGCGACGTTTTGGTGATGTACAGCGTGAATTACACAGTATCAGTGATAAAAAACGCGATTTACTAGATGAACTAAAGAAAAAAAAACTCTGGGGCGACATACATCGTGCCGCCCAGTCAGATCCTGTGCTCAAAGAAATGCTGGACCAAATTGAAGTATATCACCTACTAAAGGATTCGCCTTAGGACCGTTAACCCTACGGTGAGTGGGCGGCTGCTGCCCCGGGTCCTGGATTCGCTACCCTTGGGCCGGAAGTGAGCATAACTACTCCTATGTCCAAGTCAGATTTTTTTTGTCACTTACCATTTATATCAATGGACACCGATGGTCGGAATGCACGGCCTTGTTGTAATTTTACCTCACAACTTATTCCTCTAGATGATTATGAATCCAATCCTACTATAATTGATGTAAAGCAAAAATTATTCCAGGGAATACAACCTAAGGAATGTACAAGATGTGCAGAAACAGAAAAATTGTCAGGCAAAAGTTTCAGGACATTGGCCAATGAGTTTAATCCTCATTACACACAACAAATATTAGATAATGATGATACTTACTCTTCGATCCAGACAGTCAATGTAGTTGGCAGTAACAAATGTAATTTAAAATGCTTACCTTGTTATCAAGGTAGTTATGTGCGTGATAAAGAACTTTTCAAGTTAGGATTGATCGAAAATAAGCCACGAGTTCGGAAGTTAGAAAACATCTCAAAAATTATTAATTCTAATATCACACACATCACACTCTGTTCAGGTGAACCTTTTTATGATCGAGACAGTTGGAACCTACTGCAAACATTAGCTTCTACAGCACAATCGAAACAAATTAGAGTAGACATCAATACCAATCTCACACATATAACCGATGAAAAGTTGGATTTTTTAACAGATAATTTTAAATGTGTACTCATTAAAGGAAGCATAGACGGAGTCGGGTCAGTCAACGACTATCTAAGGTATCCATCTCAGTGGAAGACTATCGAAGAATCCGTTGATAAAATTTTGAGCCGTCGAGAAATATCATTTGTGGTGACCACTGCATTATCAAACTTGGGATTATTACGGTATCATGAACTTTTTGCATGGTGTCAGTCCAAAAAAATATCAGATTGTTTTATAACTCAAGTTACAAATCCAAAAATCTTAAGTTGTAATAATTTACCAAAAAAATTGAAATCAAATCTAAAGTTGCTGTATCAACAGTTAAAAAAGCACAACGATCTTTCGAATCGCACTGATTATGTGCTTGACATGTGCGTGGCATTATGTCGGGAATCTGATGATCAAAATTTTAACATGACAGAGTTATCTATCTTTCTTGATTTGCATGACCAACATAGAAAGACAGATTGGAAAAAGATTTTTCCAGAATTGTATGATATAATTTGACAAATTGTAAGAAGCGTGTAAAAATATCCACTAAGGAGACCAATAAATGGACAATCGTAATTTTTCAGCCGAACAAAAAGCCAAACTCACCCAGATCATCAATGAAGGCATGCAGGTCATGCACGAAATTGAAACGCTCAACGGTGGACTTAGTGACACGATCAAGGCCGTGGCCGAGGAACTAGACATCAAACCCAATATCCTGAAAAAGGCCATCCGTATCGCACATAAGGCCGAATTTGGCAAAGAGCAGCAGGATCATTCCTTGCTGGAGAATATTCTTACCACGGTGGGCAAGACTTTATAATTACTGTTATCATAAACAGCGATTCGCCTACGTCACAGGCAGGTAGAACGGCACGAGTGGGCCATAAGCCACAGGAGAAGAAATTTGTCATACATTGACGCCTTGTTTGATCGTGATCACGATCGCATACACATCGTGGGCCGCCGTGACGGTGTTCGCTACTATGAGGAACATCCAGCCAACTACATCTTTTACTATGACGATCCTCGGGGCAAGTTCAGATCGATCTATGGCACACCTGTGGCTCGTTTCTCTACCCGCAACTCAAAAGAATTCCGCAAGGAAATGGCCATACAAAAAGGCAAGAATCTCTACGAAGGTGACATCAATCCCATATTCCGATGCCTGGAAGAAAACTACAAAGGTCAAGATGCACCGCGACTTCACACAGCATTTTTTGACATCGAAGTAGACTTTGATCCTGTGCGGGGATTCAGCCGCCCCGAAGATCCTTTCAATGCCATCACGGCCATATCCGTGTATCTCGACTGGTTGGATCAATTAGTGACCTTGGTCGTCCCTCCCCGACACATGAGCCAGGAAACAGCTAACGAGATCGCAGCCGATTTTCCCAACACTTTCGTGTTTTGGGAAGAACGAGATCTCTTGGACACCTTCCTTAATCTCATACAAGATGCCGATGTGCTAAGTGGGTGGAACTCCGAGGGATATGATATACCTTACACTGTGATGCGCACTACTCGTGTGCTCAGCAAGGATGACACACGCCGATTCTGTCTTTGGGATCAAATGCCCAAGCAACGAACCTTCGAACGATTTGGCGCCGAGAATCTCACATTTGACTTGATCGGTCGGGTGCATCTCGACTACATGCAACTGTATCGCAAATACACCTATGAAGAGCGACATAGTTACAGCCTTGACGCCATCCTGGAATATGAGGAACTAGGGGGCAAGACCAAGTTCGAGGGTACTTTGGATCAACTGTACAATCAGAACTGGAAGACCTTCATTGAATACAACCGCCAGGACGTGCGAGGACTAGCAGATATCGATCGCAAATTGCGTTTCCTAGATCTCGCCAACACCCTGGCACATGAAAACACAGTGCTGTTGCCCACTACCATGGGAGCAGTGGCAGTGACCGAGCAAGCCATCATCAACGAAGCCCACGAACGCGGCATGGTAGTGCCGGTACGCAAAGAAAGGTTCACAGATGAAGATACCCAAGCCGCAGGTGCCTATGTTGCTTATCCCAAGAAAGGCATGCACGACTGGGTCGGCAGCATTGACATCAACAGTCTATATCCCTCGGCCATCCGTGCTCTTAACATGGGGCCAGAAACTATCGTGGGGCAACTCCGCCCGACGATGACCAATCATTACATCCAGGAAAAACAGCGCGGAGGTGCTAGTTTCGCCGCAGCCTGGGAAGGTCTGTTTGGTACATTAGAGTATACCGCTGTGATGGAACAGCAGCGGGGCACAGAGATCACCATAGACTGGAAGGACGGCGAAGAAAGCGTACACTCGGCCGCAGAAGTATGGAAGATGATCTTTGATTCAAATCAACCTTGGATGCTTTCGGCCAACGGTACTATTTTCACCTATGAAACTGAAGCAGTGATTCCCGGCTTGCTCAAGCGTTGGTATGCAGAACGGCAAGAAATGCAGGCCCGACTGAAAGACTGCAAGACCAAAGAAGATGAGGAATACTGGGACAAACGCCAGTTGGTCAAGAAGATCAACTTGAACAGCTTATACGGAGCGATCTTGAATCCCGGTTGTAGATTCTTTGATAAACGCATTGGTCAATCCACCACGCTGACAGGCCGCGCCATCGCTCACCACATGGATGCCTATGTCAACGAATGCATCACAGGCCGATATGATCATGTGGGAGAATGCATCATCTACGGTGACACAGATTCTTGTTATTTTTCTGCGTGGCCTGTATTGAA